GTGAAGGTTGTGGCCCCTGTGACGGCCAGCGTCCCGGTGAACGTCTGGGCTCCGGCGGCAGTGACGTCGCCGAGGTTGTCCACCTTGAACTTCGAGACGCCCGCGACCTGGAGGTCCACGAGGTTCCCCGCGAAGGCCGAGGGCACGTTGCCAGCGAAGACGGTGCCCGACGCCGAGCCGACGAAGTGCCCGGTCGAGGCCCCGTCCCAGGGACCGGGGCCGACCGACACCACTCCCTTGGATGTTGTCGCCTCTACTGCGTTCGAGAAGATCGCGTCGCCGTCGATCTCGGCCATGGAGAGTCCTCCTGAAGGGGAAAGGGGGTCAGCGAGGGGAGGTGGGGTCAGCGTTCGGTCAGCCGGTCAGGTCGAGCACGAACGCTTCCGGCGGCAACTCCACCAGCCACGCCCGTTCGCGCAGGCGCCTCGCCCAGTGGCGACGGCGCTGGCTGGCGTTGCTGTACTCGCGGACGTTGCGGGCGTGTGCCTGCTGGATGGCCTCCAGCGACTTGATCGCGATCCTCACCGACACCTGCTGGCCGTGATAGGCGCGCCGCACGATCGGTGGGCTCACACCGCTCTCCGAGGACAGGGCGTCCATGGTCAGGCTCTCGCGCCGTAGGAGCGCCGCGAACCATCCGGCCTCGAACGCGATCATCGGGACGGGGTTCGCTACCACTGTGGCGTTCACCATCAGGGCTGCCGGAGCTTGCCCTACGGCAGCCGGTAGGACGGGGCCAGTGAGCACCGGCACCGCGGATGTTGAGGTGGGGCTTGCACCCCGCCTGGGAACGCGGCCTCCAGCGGGATCACGCCAGCAGCCTCGTTCTGCTCGCAGATCGGGCATGGCTTCCAGGTCAGCCACGACTTCCCGGCGATGTCGTTGGCGCGGTAGGTGTCCATGGATGCCACGCCCATCGCTCGCGCCAGCTCCGTGTGGGCAACCACTTCAGCGCGCTGCCCGAGCATTGCCCGGAGCGCGCTCGCGATGCCGTCAACCGAGTCGCCGGCAGCGGCGCCAGCAGCCAGGACACGGGCGATGTCGTCCAGCGTCGAGGCCGTGACGCCGCTGATGGTCACGCCGCTGTCAGCCAGGAGTTGCGTGAGCCCGCGGCCGCCGCCGGCGCCGCTGAGCTGGGAGGCTGCGGCCCGATGGCCAGGCTTCCACTCGTTCCAGTTCACGCCGTTGGCTATGGCGTAGACGCCCTGGTCGGTCGCGACGTCGATCCCGGCGTCCCTGGCCTGCTGGATGGCCGCGCCGAGGCCCAGCAGATAGCCGTCGCCGTAGATGCTCGTCAGGGCCGGGGTGAGACCGGCCAGGTCGAGCTGCACGCCGCTGGCGTACGCCTGGGCGTCCGGGTCCAGCGCCTTCCGCACCAGGCCGACACGCTCAGCCCATCCGCGAGCGACCGCCTCGACGTCCACCGAGGCCGCCAGGACCCGCAGGACGGCGTTGAGGTGGTATTCCTCGGCGGCCTCGGTCGGCTCGCGCAGCGGGCGCCCTGGCGGCACCTCTGCCGCTGCTACCCCCTTGGCGAAGGGGGCCGGACGAAAGGGCGGAAGGCGAGTTCGACCTCCTCCGGCGTCCGCGCCTTCTCCAGGCGTGCCCAGACGGCCGCCAGTGTCCTCGGAGGGAGGATGTCGGACGCGAACTGGCGCGGCGAGCGGCCGCCACGGATACGCTTCCGGGCGTTGTCACGCCAGCGGGCCAGCTCTTTCGCTACTTCGGCTCCGCCGGACGTGGCCGACTGCACCGCCAACCAGTCCGTCGTCCAGCACTCCGGGCGGAGCGCCGGCATCGACGGGACATGGCGGGGGTCCCACCACGCGGCGACCTCGATGTTGTCGCTGTCCGGGTCGTCCGGGTTCAGCACCTCGCGGTCGTCGGCTGAGCCGTTGATCGGCACGTCGGCCTCGGCCGGAACCACGTAGACGTAGCCGCGGTAGATGCCGTTCGGGCTCGTCCACATGGCCGCCACGTCACCGGCCGGCAGCTCGCGGCCCAGCTCCTCTTGCCACTCGCGGATGGCGGCCGCCAGAGCGTCCTCTCCGTCCTCGACGTGACCACCTGGCCACTCCCACGTGCCCGCGGCCGGGTCGTTTGGATCCAAAGCGCGCTGAATCATCAGCACGCGCCCGGTGTCGGCCGCCTTCACCGCCAGGCCCGCTACGGAGGGGCCTGTGGCCTTCTGAACGGCTCCGCCGCCGCCCAGGCCCGTGGCCGCCTGCTCATGCTGCTGGCCGGCGACGGGCGCCGTGGGCGCCGCCGACGCCTCTCGCTGCGAGCGGAGGTCGTCAGGCTGCTTGAGAACGCCCGTGGGGGCCGCGTACTGCCCGGGCGGAACATCGTCGGCCGGCGTGACACTGCCAGCCTCCGGAGCGGCGGTCGCCGCGTCGATCGTCCCGGCGATCTCCTCGATGCTCTTGAGGGGGATGGCGCCAGCGCGAGTGCTGAAGATGAACCGCGGCACCGGGTGCTCCGGGTCCACGTCCTTGCCGAGGATGTCCTGGCGGACCTCGTCGGGCGAGAGGGCGCCCATCTTGACGTAGAGGTCCATGGCCTGGGCCTCCTGGTAGCGATCCTCCTTCTCGCCGCCGACGTCGTACTCAAAATCGACGTCGGGGAGCCCCAGGTCTTCGTTGGTGATGCGGGTGTAGAGGCCCGCCGCCCACTTCAGGATGGGCTTCGTGCCGATCCTGAACTGGACGTCCACCTGCGTGTCACCGGTTGCGCGGTTGACGTCGGAGACGAAGCCGAGGTCATGCGGCGTGACGCCGTAGGCCGCGCACGTCTTCCGCATGAGGTACATGGGGAAGTTCTCGTCGAAGTTCTTCGACGGCGCGAACTGCGGCCTGGAGCCGGCCGGCACCCACCGCACCTTGTGCTTCTGGGCCTGGTCGCCTTCCATGGTCGCGTCCCACGCCTCTTGGAACTTGACCACGTTCTCCGGGTCGCTCATGTCCGGAGGCGCTTCCATGAAGGTCTCCGGCACCGAGCCCTCGGTGAAGTAGAGGAGGAAGTGCCACTGGAACCGCAGGTCCGTGTTGGCCGTCAGCAGCATCCATTCCAGCGGCGGCAGACCGTACGGAGACTCGGGGAGCGGATAGAACGGCTCGTAGACCAAGGCATCGTCCGGGAGCCACAGCGCCGGCACGCCCTGAACGAACTGGACGAAGGCGGGGGCCGGGGTCCGCGGTCGGCGGCCGTAGAAGTCGATGAGGGGGGCGATCGTCGTGCCCGAGACGATGTCGAGCCCGGCCAGCTTCCCGGCGCGCGTCCGGTTCCGGTAGATGGTCGGCGCGTCGAAGCGCAGCATGTCCTCCAGCATCTCGTGCTGCCACGAGTCGAAGGGAGTGTGGCCGTTCGGCTTCGACCAGAACTTACGAGCCGCCTTGATCTGGTCGGAAACGTCGTCTTCGACGCCTTCCTTTGGCACGATCCGGAAGTCGAAGGAGCGGATATCTCGCTGGATGTGCGCGATGCACATGCGAGCCACGTCCCACGAGTTCAGGAGGTTCGTCAGCGTCTCGAAGCTGATCCGGCCGCGCTCATTCGCACGGGGCCGGGCGCCCACGTTGTAGCCAGTGGGGAAGTCGAACTGGCGCGCCGGCAGATCGCGGGGCCAGAACTGCTGTACCGGCCGGCCGGGGCTGAACGGGCCGCCCGTCTGCATCCCTTGGTCGGCCAGGGCGCGCTCGACGTCGGGCGGGGTCCGGACGTTGTAGTCGAAGCCCGTCAGGCCAGAGTTGGGCGCGGTCGTGGTGGCGATCCCGGCCAGGTCAGTAGCCGTGGCCACCGCTGTTCGCGTTCCAGCCTTCCGGAACTCCGACCAGGCCGCCTGAGCCGCCCGCGTCCACCTGCTCACCGCACCAGCTCCGGGTGCGCGTAGGCGATGCAGTCCGTCAGGAGCCGCGTGGCACGGTAGGCCGCCGAGGACTCCAGGATGGCCGCGCACTCCCGCGCCCAGCGCTCGCGCACCTCGGCAGGGACCTCGGCGTCAGG